TGGTATTGAGTAAGCAACTATCGCGACGCAAAGACCTTCGATAATATACTTAATAAAGCGCTTAAAAAGCTCACTAAAATCAAGTGTTCCGTACATTATAAATATAATGTAGAAAAAAATATTATGTAATATTCGATATATTTAGATTTATTATTAAATATAAAAAATGTAAAGTATACATAAATTAATAAATGATTAAACTAACTTAAAATAATTACTTAAATATATATTATAATGTCTCAACCAAATAGTTTACCAAAAGGAGTTACTCCTAAATATTTACCCAATGGAAATGAAAATCCTAAATATGCCGATCTTTTAGAGGAAGATAAACCAATTGCTGGTCAAAAATTTGTATGTTTGTCATTTGTTTCACCAGAACACATTATTAAACAAAAGGAACAATTTTTATTTGAGCAGTTTGTTAAGCAGTGGGATTATAAAAAATCTATGGAAAAATTTACACAGTTTCTTAACTTTGTATCTTTTAAATATTCTCTTTCTTTTGATAAATTGACAGAAGATTTTAAGGAATTTACAAAGGAAGAGGGCGAAACTATTCGTTCTACATCAGCAACCCTAATTAGCGATGACTATAAAACATTTTTGGACAACAACGAGGACGAACTTGAGCAGAAATTCGGCGAGAAACACGAATTTCAAACGTCTACACGAGGTATCAAAGTACGTGGCGTTTTTGCTACACAAGGCGAGGCAGAGCTTCGCTGTAAATTGCTGCGCGAGGTTGACCCGAATCATGACATTTATGTAGGACAAGTCGGTATGTGGGTTCCTTTCCACCCAGAGGCATATAAGACTGGACGCGTCGAGTATATGGAGGAGACACTCAACCAACTTATGTCTGATAAAAAGAAGAATGAAGATACTGCAAAACAGGAGTTTGAGAAACGTGTGCGCGAAGCTAGACAGAAGGCCATTGAAGAGAATATGAAGAAAGCTGAGGAGTCTGGTAATAAACTTACGCAAACGATTAATGCTGATGGTGAGTTGGTCGGCATTTCAAATGTTGCGAACTTTGATGGACTGGACGAGGATGCATCGGTTGATGATATTAAGAAGAGCATGTTCGAGGCCGAGAATGTTGTTCTTGATAAAAAGACTGACCACGGTTTGTCAAAGTTGACGCATTTTGAAAATTAAGATATAAAATAAAATAAAATAAAATAAAATAAAATAAAAAAGTACTAAAACGCGATATCAACTATTAAATATTATATGTTAAATATTATATGTCATTAATATATAATATTTGCTTTTTAATAGGTATGAATAAAAAGGTAAAACAATATGTAGTAACTAACTATTTTAAATCATTTAATTCGGATAACGTATTTATTCGTCTAGTTTGTTTATTATTTATTTTAGCTGCTCTTATTATATGCTTATATTTACTGTATAGAGCAGCATCAAATGCATTATATATGTATCGACTAAAAATAGATTTTAACAAACTACAAGATATGGGAATAGATGTTAAAAATTACAATGTGATATACTCACAGGAACTAGAAAAAAAATATATAATGAATACAAAAAAAATATTAAAAAAACCAAAAGGCGACTTTAAAAATAAAAACGCAATTGGGTTTATATCCGATAAATATATTGTAGTAGATATTGATTATAAAGATTATGATATTGGAAATCCTGATTTTTTAATTGAAAAAATACCAAAAGATACAGTATCAGAAAAAACACCTAATGGATATCATTATTATTTTGAAAATGATACAGGAAAACCTATACATACTTACGTACAGATATCTATTAATAAAGTAAAATATTCTTTAGATGTTATGGGTTTTGATGCACTTGTTACAATGGCTCCTTCAAGAGTAAATGAAAAAGATTATTACTGGATAAATAGTATTTTTACCCACAAACCTGCAAAAGTATCAGACAATCCATGGATATTAGACTTAATAAAAGATGAAAAACCATTTTTTAAAAGATTTAATGAAATGTCTATAAATATTAAAAATGCTCTTATTATAATAAATAATATATATATTCAAGACAAGTTTATAACTTACTTGAAAACAAATGAATATTCAAAAAAATTTAAATATTTAAATGGTACAGTATATAATTATGATAATAATTATTATTTTTTAACAGATAATAGTTTTTCCAAATATAAAAACAAAAAAAAATTATTATACCAGCTAATGGAACTTGTTACAAAATTAAAACCAACATCTATTATAGACTTATCTATTGTATATAGTAACTACTTAAAAGATAATAGTATAGTACAGCTTAAATCCTGTGTTGTAAATAATGATTTTAAAAATTATAAAAATTATGAATTATTTGACAACTATGTTGAAACAAACTTATTTTATAGTAAAACAAAATATTTAATCGAAGATACCATTACAATAAATAACTATGATATTAAAACTTTAACTGATAATTTAAAAAAAGAAGACTATAGTTATATAAATAAAAATAACAAAATACTATTTGGATCCGAAAGTATTTATATCACTATGATACTTTCAAATTATTTTAATATTCCTAGTTTATCTTTTTCTGTCGTTTGTAATATCATCGGTGCTATCGAGAGTGGTGAAAAAACATACCATGGAAAAAGAGATACTAAACTATCATCTAATCTTATTAATTCTTTTTTGTCACTTTTTTAAAGTATATATTTTTTATTATTATAAAAATAATAATAAAAATAATAATAAAAAATATAATTCTAATAGTTTACTATTATAAAATTATTACCATTTATTTTTATTCACTTTAATTTTTGGACCCTGACCTTTGCGTTTAATATTTGCAGGGTCATACTGTTCTTCCTCATCATCCGAGTGAATATCCTTAGACATCTCCCAGAATTCTTTTGCACCCAATTTAAATGGACCATGTGTTTGTGCTTTATACCAAAATATCTGGTCATGTAATTTATTTGACTTTGCATTATTATTAATTACCAAACATTCGTAATTTTCCGTACACTGGTCCATAACTTGACAAAAACTTTCAAATGTTGGAAACATACCTGCATAGTTTTCATAAATTCTTTTACGATTTCCAATATATGGCTCACGCAAAATAAAAACATAGTCAATATTTGTTCGCAAATTAGGTGGTATACCTAGAGGATACTGCATCGTAATTACTAACATGATTTTCCAGTGACGACCGTTCATGAAAAGTAGACGCATCATTACATCTTTTGTCCACTTATTATCAAAAAGACAGTCATCCAATACCACAAATGTGCGAGGGTCAATCGTGCTTCTTTTATAAGACTCTATCTCCTTTTTCATCTGTTTTAATACGGCTTTTTGTCGTTTTAAAATATTTTCTATAATCGCCGTATTGTAAGCATCATGAATAAATAATTTAGGAACATGCTCTCCAAAAAAACCGTTTCCTGCCTCTGTACCAGATATAACCGTTCCGATAGGAATATCTTGATGATAATACATTAAGTCTTTTACTAAAAAACTTTTACCTGTATCACGTCGTCCAATAAGAACAATAACAGGTCCTTTATTTTCATCAGGTCTAAAACTAATTGACCTCATATCAAATTTTGCTAATTCTAAACCCACACTCATTTATTATATATATATTTACTTATTTATACTACATATTAAAAAATATAAATTTTACAAACGCATATTTATGTTTTATTGTGGGTTTAGTATCTTTTATTAGTTTAAAAAATAATAAAAATATGTATTTAAATAATTAAGTAATCGACGATGGATATTTGCGACGATCAGCCTATTTTTGGAGAAAACACGTTTTCGTTAAACTATAGAAAACTTAACACTCGTGATTTATTTACTTCTTTAGAAGAATCCGAGCTTGGTATAGTAAATAGTAAAAACTACATTCCCATATATGAAAACTATTTTAATTTAAATGAGACGAACTATAACTCTATAAATTTGAATCAACGTTTTTATGTATCCGCTTTATCAGGTGTTGTTGATAAAAATAATATACAAGCCGCAGTTGTAGATGCCTTTAAAAGCACTTCAGAATCTTTAACAGTTCTTCATAAACCGATTTTTATTAAATTTTCCCCTTTAGTAGACCCTGTTAAATACATGTCAGGCAAATATGAAAATTTAAATATGGAAGAGGAAGTTTTGAATATTCCGACATTATCGAAACTTGAAAAAAAGGGGCATTTAAAAGCAAATGATAGAAATAATGCGGCATATGTTGATAGTTTTTTTTCATATTTATCAAGTCAAGTTTTAAACTGTCATGACTTTATTAATGGTCTTAACTTCTATGGTTCTTTCAATGCTATTAAAAAAGATTTTTACTATAATGTAATTGACGATATAGACTATTTAGAAAAAAACCCATTTTTTAATAAAAATAAGAATATTCTTTTTGACATAGAAGATATTGAATATTCCGATGATAATGATAATGAAAGTGTAGACAATGACGACGATAGTAACCATTCAAACTACGCGCATAGACAACAAAAAAATACAAGAAATAAAAAGGAAAAAATTATAATTAGCAAAAATGAAAACATACAGGAATCGGATAACTCAGATAACTCAGATAACTCAGGTAATATCATTCTCCATGAAGACTTTGATAAAATTAATACTGAACTAAGTTCTATATTTAATGTGTCTTCCGAGAATAAAGAGTTATCTAGTGCGTGTGTGTTATGCGACGATGTTACATTGACATCGCAACTAGACGATGTAGTTGCTGATGCTGGAAATATAGTTGAAGGAACTGACAGTATTATATTAAACAAGGATTCACATGTTAACAATGATAGCGATAGCAGTGACTCATTTACATCTGGTTCATGTTCTTCGCGTTCATCTTATACAAGTGATAGCCAAACAGACAGCGGTTCTGGAAGTGACTGTGATATTGATGACATTATATGTCTTGATGAAACAGGTGTAGGTTCAGATAAAACAGATAAATCAGATAAAAAATCAAAAAATAATGATAAAATAAAAAATAAGTCAAAAAATATTTCTGATAACTCTTATAGCGATGAGGGAAGTCAAGGCGAGGAAGAATACAATGAAGATGAAGACGGTAGTCAAGGAGAGGACGAGTGTGATGATGACGACGAAGATGACGAATATGACGATGATGAAACATTGTGGGCAATAATTAAGAATTTTCCGGTGTCCGCAATTATGTTAGAGAAATGTGATAATACTCTTGACTCCCTTATGATGCAAGAAAAGGAGATGACCGAAAATGAATGGAGGTCGGCGCTTATGCAAATTATTATGACCCTGATTACATATCAAAAGTTGTTCGGATTTACTCACAATGACCTTCACACAAATAATGTAATGTTCATATACACCGAAAAAGAATATATATATTATCATTTTAATAAGAAATACTATCGCGTACCTACATATAATCGCATTTTCAAGATTATCGATTTTGGTCGCGCTATTTATAAATATAAATCTAAAGTCATATGTAGCGACAGCTTCAGTATGACCGGTGATGCTGCTACGCAATATAACTGTGAACCCTATTTTAATGATAATAAGCCGCGTTTAGAACCGAATTTCAGTTTTGATTTGTGTCGACTAGGGTGTTCTATTTTTGATTACTTTATTGATGATATGAGTAGTATTCCAGCAATATGTAAAAAAGAGCCATTGGCCAAGTTAATTGTAGAGTGGGTTACTGATGACCAGAATAGGAATATTTTATATAAGGCGAATGGCGAGGAACGTTATCCCGACTTTAAGTTGTATAAGATGATTGCACGAAGTGTTCATAATCATACCCCTCAGGCACAACTGTCGAAACCTATGTTCGCCGATTATGAGTTTCCTAAGAAAAAGGTTAAAACAACCCATAGAATAATAAATATCGATAAAATGCCGTGCTATATGGAATAGATAGTTCTCGAATATAAGTAATTATAATATTTACTATTACTTATATATTTTATATACACACTATCACATTTAAAACCCGGGTGCACCTGTAAATACATCTGGTTTAGAACCCAAAATA